ACCGCGCGTGCGAGGCCGCAAGTTTTTGACAGGGGGGCTAGCATCCGGCTATGCAGATCCGCAACCGCGTTAAGGCCCTGCGCAACGTCCGTGCTGGCGATCTAGTTCCCAACCCGAAGAACTGGCGAGCCCATCCCAAGGCCCAGCAGGACGCACTCCGCGGCATCCTTGCCGAGGTCGGCTACGCCGACGCCCTGCTGGCCCGCGAGCTTGATGACGGCCGGCTGATGCTTGTGGACGGGCACCTGCGGGCTGAGACAACGCCGGAGCAAGAGGTGCCTGTGCTCGTGCTCGATCTGAACGAAGCCGAAGCCGACAAATTGCTCCTGTCGCTCGACCCGCTCGCGGCCCTGGCCGAGACGAACGCCGTCGCCCTCGACGCCCTGCTCCGCGAGGTCGACACCGGCAGTGAAGGGCTCCAGCAGATGTACGCCGACCTCGCCGAGGCGGCTGAGCTCTACCAAGACGACGCGAAGGAGATCGTCGAGGACGAGGTGCCAGAGCCGCCCGCCGACCCGATCACGAAGCCGGGCGACCTGTGGCTGCTCGGAGATCACCGGCTGCTGTGCGGCGACTCGACGAAGGCCGAGGACGTGGAGCGGCTGATGGCGGGGGCGAAGGCGGACGCGCTGATCAGTGACCCACCATACGGAATGAACTACACCGGATGCACTACCGAAGAAGTTCGTCCTGGGATGATGCGCCGCGATGTGACGCCAATCGTAAATGACGACAGGCCGTTTGACGCGTCTGTCGTCTTGTCCACATTTCCAGCCGATGAACAATGGCTCTGGGGCGCGGACTGGTATTACGCGACGCTTCCCTCTGGCGGGTCCGTGATTGTCTGGGACAAGCGAATAAGCCCAGCGGCAGACTCAACGCCGGGTGCCCCGTTTGAGGTGTTGTGGTCAAGGAGGCGACGCGCAAGGGAATTCATTCGGCACCCTTGGGGCGGATGGTTCTCAAAAGAACGTGGCGACAAAGATCGGCACCATCCAACCCAGAAGCCCATCGCGTGCATGGCGTACCCGATTGAGCGCGGCGCGGAAAAGGGCGGGCTAATCGTCGATCCGTATATGGGCTCCGGCACCACGCTGATCGCAGCCGATCAACTGGGCCGCAAGTGCTACGGGATGGAGATCAGTCCGGCCTACTGCGACGTGATTGTGAAGCGGTGGGAAACGCTCACCGGAAAGAAGGCACAACTGGAGGTGAACGATGGGAAAGCGAGGCCCGCGACCGGAGCCAACCATCATCAAGATGGCGAAGGGCAACCCAGGCAAAAGGCCGCTCAACAAAAACGAGCCAAAGCCGGTCGCTGATGCGGTAGAACCGCCGGATTGGGTCACTGGCAAGTCACTGGAAAAGTGGCAGGAGGTCGTGCCGAAGCTGGTCGGCATGGGCGTGATGACGAACGCCGACATCGACACGATTGCACGCTACTGCACGATGTACGAGCAGTTCGTGAAGTATCTTGAGCAGGTGCGGCGCGGCCTCGACGTGCTCGTGATCCGTGACGACAAGGGTAAGGTGAAATACATGCAGAGCACGCCAGCGGCCACGATGATGACCAAGTTGGCGGCGTCGATGCTTCGAATCGAGCAGGAGTTTGGGCTCACGCCATCGGCGAGGACGGGAATTGCCACCACGCAAAAGGCCCCCCAGGACGACCTCGAAGCGTTCTTCAGCCAGCACGGCTAAGCATCGCCCAGGCATCGACCAGGCGAAGGCCGACCGGGTGTATGCGTTCTTTGAGAACGTGCTGAAGCACAGCAAGGGCGCGACCGCCGGCCAGCCGTTCAAGCTCCTGCCTTGGCAGAAGTACGTCCTCGGCGAGATCTTCGGCCGCGTCAACAAGGACGGTACGCGGCAGTACCGCCAGGCCTACATCGAGATTCCCAAAAAAAATGGGAAGAGTACCCTTCTCGCCGGAATCTGCCTCTATTGCCTGGTAGCAGACGGAGAAAAGGGGGCCGAGATCTTCGGGGCGGCCTGTGACCGTGAGCAGGCAGGCATCATCTACAGGGAAATGGCGTCGATGGTACGGGCGTCGCCCGCTCTGTCGAAGGTGCTTGAGGTGGTCGACTCGCGGAAGACGATTATTCACCGGGCGAGCAACTCGTTCTACCGCGTACTTTCCGCCGACAGTTTCCGGCAGGAAGGGCTCAATATTCACGCCTGCGCGTTCGACGAGGTCCATGCCCAGCGCGGGAACCGGGCGTTGTGGGACTCACTCCGCTACGGCGGCGCGGCACGCCGACAGCCGCTGTGCCCGATCGGGATCACCACGGCCGGCGAGATGAACACCTCGCATCTGTGGTGGGATCTGCACACATACGCTGAGAAGTGTGCGGCCGACCCGGAGTTTGACCCCACGTTCTTCGGGGCGATCTACGCTGCTGACCGGGAGGACGATTGGAAGAGCCCGGCGACGTGGCACAAGGCGAATCCGTCGCTTGGCGAGACGATCAGCGAGGAGTCGTTCCGGGCGGACTGCAAGGCGGCCGAGAACTCAGCCACGCAGCTCAATGCATTCTTGAGATACCGACTTAATATTCCCACGACAAGCGACGTGCGGTGGGTGCGGCCTGACCAGATTGAGCAGTGCATGGCCGGGCCGCCCGAGCCGCTCGAGGGCCGAGACTTCTGGGCCGGTCTCGACCTGGCCAGCACGTTTGACACCACGGCCTTCGTGGCGTGGTTCCCGGCTGATGACGGGTACGTGGACGTGTACGCACACGCTTGGATTCCCGGCGAGAACGCTGACAAGCGTGAGCGGGAGGACCGCGTGCCGTACAGCCAGTGGCAGCGGGACGGGTGGCTGACAATCACGGACGGCCGCAGCACCGACTACGGCATCATCAAGCGGGACATCCTCGCGTTCTGCGACAAGCACCGCTGCCGTGGGCTGGGCATCGACCGATGGAATGCCACGATGCTCGCCCAGGAGCTCGCCGGCGAGGGACTGCCGGTCGTCATGTTCGGCCAAGGATTTGCGTCGATGAGCTCGCCAACGAAGGCTCTCGAGGCGCGTCTCGTGTCGGGAAACCTCCGACTGGGCGGCAACCGTCTGCTAGCGTGGCAGTTAGGCAACGCGGCCGTGCAGATGGACCCGGCCGGTAATGTGAAGTTGTCCAAGGCCAAGAGCACGGAGCGGATTGACTCTGCCGTAGCTCTTGCAATGGCGTGCGGCATCCACATGGGCGAGGAGCAGAAGCCGGCGAATCTTCCCGAGATCGCCTTCTGGTGACATGAGCGAAAACGCAACCCTGCCCGAGATCCGTTGGCTCGAGACACGGATCAGCCGCTGGGACGACCTGGTTGAGTTCGGCAGTCAACACGGCATGCGTGTCACGCCCGAAACGGCGATGAAGACCGGGGTGTACTTCGCGTGCGCCAGGATCGTTGCCGAGACGGTCGCCAGCTGCCCGCTGCATCTCTACCGCCGGCTGTCCGACGATGCCAGCGAGCGGGCCGTGGACATTCCGCTGTATCGAGTATTGGCACGCCGGCCCAACTCATGGCAGACCCGCTACGAGTGGGTCGAGCAGATGTGCCTGCATCTCGCGTTCTACGGCGCGGCCTACAACCTCAAGGTGCCAGGCGTACGCGGCAGCGTGACTGAGCTGCATCCTCTGCACGCCGGTTTCATGGAGCGACGGGCAAGCCACGAAGACCCGTACATCTACCGTGAGCCTGGGACTGGGCGACAGATCACGTATCGACCGGATCAGATCATGCACGTCCGCTGGCTGAGCACGGATGGCATCAACGGCGAGGTGCCCGTCGAGCTCGGCAAGGACGCCATCAACCTGGCCCGGTCGCTCGAGAAGTACGCGGCCACCTTCTACGCCAACAACGCCCAGCCTGGCATCATCCTGCACACCGACCAGGCGTTGCCGCGTGAGACCCGCGAGCAGCTGCGGGAGCAGTGGAACCAGCGGCATGCCGGGCCGGGCCGGGCCGGGCAGACGGCGATCCTGAGCAACGGGCTTAAGGCCGACACCATCTCAGCCACCAACCAGGAAAGCCAACTGGCCGAGCTCTGGCTGCAGGCGTTGCTCGCCGTGTGCCGCATCTGGCGGATGCCGCCGCACATGGTGCAGGAGCTCGGCCGTGCCACTTGGGGCAACCTCGCCAGCGAGATGGTGTCCTTTGAGAAGTTCACGATCCAGCCGTGGCTGCGTCGCATCGAGGGCTCCATTGAGCGAGACATCATCGGCGACCAGGAAGACTTGTACGCGGAGTTCTTGGTCGAGGGCCTGCTGCGGAGCGACATCACGACCCGCTACCAGGCGTACGAGGTGGCCCTGCGGAATGGCTGGATGACGGTCGAGGAGGTCCGCAGGCGCGAGAACCTCGGGCCGCTGCCGCAGATGGCCGACGACTCGCCTGGCGAGGTTGAGGACACGCCGGGTGACGCGGTCGAGGACGTGGCCGAAGGCGAGGACGATACGCCAGACGCCAGCGAGGAACAGGCCGATGGCTGACCTCACGCCAACGGAAGCGATGGCTAATGCCGCCAAGCGTGGCCTGCGGCTGCACGAGGACGGCAAAAGCGGCGACGGGCTCAAGCCCGAGACCGTCCGCCGGGCCAACATCATCGCCGAGCGTCAGGAACTGACCGAGGATCACGTGCGAGAGATGCGTGCGTGGTTCGCCCGACACGAGGCCGACCGTCGGCCTGGCTGGGACGACCCTGGCGAAGAGACGCCCGGCTTTGTGGCCTGGCTGCTGTGGTCGGGAGACGCTGGGCAAGCATGGTCAGAACGCAAGGTGGCAGAACTGGACCGCGAGCAAGATAGGAGCA